AGTGAATTCAAAGTATAAAGTAATAGGTAAGGTAGTTACTTTTGAGGTGATGACATTGGACGAAGCAATGCACACAGCTAAGGTAATGAATGAGTTTGTGACCATCACAGGTCCAGACTTTGAAGTTTGTGGTATGTTTGGTGTTGATAGTGTTCGTGACGGTAAGTGCCCAGACGGTGTTGCTTACGACTGGAACAAGGCATCACGTATCGGTCGAGTAAAGCGAGAATTCGCAAGTTAATGAAAGGAGTATAGTATGGGTTACAATACAAAACACTTTGACCATGAAGCCCACTATGCTTCTATGTCAATAAAGGAACTCGAAGACCGTTTGAAGAAGGCTAACGAGTTTGTAGAAAAATATCCCCAGTTTGAATTTAGCTGGCACAACGAGTATCGCCAGATGTTGAAACTGAGGATCGCAGAAAGAATTGGAAGGAAATAAAATGCCAGCAGTATTTTTAGTTAGTGATACGCATTTCGGACACCTCGGTGTGTGCCGATTCATGCGTAGTGACGGTGTGACGAAACTCAGGCCGTGGGACACACCCGAGGAGATGGATGAGGAGATGGTAAAGCGTTGGAACGAAACAGTACGCCCCAACGACAAAGTTTATCACCTCGGTGATGTTGTAATCAATCGTAAGGCTCTTAGCATTATGCACAGGCTTAACGGTGATAAGGTTCTTATCAAGGGGAACCACGATATCTTTAAGTTAGAGGACTACACAGCCCACTTTAGAGATATTCGTGCATATCATGTGATGAATGGTTGTATCCTCAGTCACGTGCCACTTCACGAAAGCAACCTTGGTCGTTTTGGTGTCAACATTCATGGTCATACTCATGCACACAGGGTGATGCGTTATGATATCGACCGTGATGTAGAAGCAATCGATCCTAGGTATCATTGTGTATGTGTTGAGCAAACTGACTTTAGACCTATCTTACTTGAAGATGTTTTCAAACGAATCAAAGAAGAAGGTGGTTCAGTTGGTATGAAGAGCCGAGAAGAAGTATACGGCAAAAACGCATACCCGAAGGAGTTAGTTGATTAATTTATAGGGGCTCAGGCCCCTATTTTTTTGGTTTTTTAAGCAAAGGAATAAATACGCATATATTGCGAGGCTCCCATGTTGCATTTTATTAAAGACGTATCAAACAAACTATTAGATTTTATCAAGGACGATCCTGTACGTCCTGAAATACCTACAGAGTACAGAGTAAGTAACGGCAGAATGGTTGCCGCATTAGCAGAAAAAGAAGATGAGCCTGAAGCAATGGTTTGTGTGAGCTTCCATGATTTTGTTCCACAAGATGTGAAAGACTTAGACAACACAGCACAGGTACCGACCACCGCAATATTCTATACTATCTGGAGTTACAAGAGTGGCAAAGGTCAAGAATTGTTGAGAGCGGCTGTTAAAGGGATACAAGAACAATATCCAAGTGTCACTAGATTTGTAACCCTAAGCCCTAAGACAAACCTTGCACAACGATTCCATCTAAAGAACGGAGCGACAATTTTCCGTGAGAATTTAGAGACTATCAACTACGAATACCTAGTAAACGAAAAGGTTGACAAATAATCCATTTTGCTATATACTGTAGTTACAGTAGATAGAAGGAGAGCGAAATGGAAGTCAGACTAAATGGCGTCTATAAAGTAACTGTCACTGAGTATGAGAGGGGTTGGGGACAACGCACTGACCCTGAAGATACTAGGTATTTCACTACCCTAGAGGAAGCGGAGAAATACGCAAAGCATTGGGAAGAGGGCGGGTCACCTGACTACTTCTGGCGTGCTAGAATCGAAAAAATGTAACTAAAGTATTACACCCAAACTTGACTAATAATCAGTTTGGGTTTATAATTGTGGCTTGTTCAACTTAATGAAAGACTACAATGTTATCTACATTCCAACGTCAATATATCGAACAACTGACACAACGTCCTGACTTCAAGCAATTGTGTTATGACTACCTGACTTGCCCTCACGAAACCGAGCGTGAATCGACCCGCAATATTCTATTTTTGACTACTGACGGGAAGTTACACGGACACCGTGTAGGCCGTAAGCGTTTAGTGGGTACAGTATCACACTAAAGTACTACTTTTTATGTATACCCGAAACTTGACAATAAATCGGTTCGGGTATATAATACACTTATGAACTCGAAAAACATCCGTAAACGTAGAACTGACAGAAATCAAGTCATCTACTTTATCCAAGATAAAGTAACACTTGAGTATTACATCGGTTTGACTGCTATGGAATTCAAAGGCAACGTCCGCAAGACCCTCAACCGTCGTATGCAAAAGCACATGCAACGTGCCCTTGCAGAAAACAAAAATTGGGGTTTGTCACGTGCCTTGCGTGAACGTGGTGCCGAGCGTTTTGTTTATGGTGTCATCGAGGTTGTGCGTGGCAAGCGTCCTGCTCATGCACGTGAAACAGAATTGATTAACACATTGCAACCCGCACTTAACACATTCGGTGTTAAGGCTTGACAATAAATCGGTTTGGGTATATAATACTTGTATTGAATCGACAAACGGAGCAAAAAATGCAAATCTCTACTGCTATCAAAGTATTACAAAAAGAGTCCGAATTCTTGGGTTTGGGTTTGCTTGAAACCCTAGAGTTTATTCAGGAAAACCCCCTAGCCCAACCCATGAAAACCATGGAAGCCTATCGTGTTTTCATGGCTGAGGGTGCAAAAATGTTTGCCCCTGTTGCAGAATAACAACAACCCAAAATTTGACAATAAATCGGTTTGGGTATATAATACTTGTATTGAGTTTGAAACACAGGAGAAACAAATGTCTGACTATGCAATGTATACTGATTTTGGTAACGATGCTATCGAGGCAATCGTGCGTCAAGCCCGAATTCTGAAACTTGATTGGCCCCAGGTCTATGCTGAACTTCAAAGTTTGGCTAAACGTTTCCCCGAAGATTTTGGTGAGGCTACTGACACCGCAGTCCGTGAATGTGTCTATGATGCCCTTGGTTTTGACACTCCGTTCTATATCTAAAATGATTACAGCCGAAAGACTTAAATTTTTGATAGGCATGAGTCCTGCTATGTTGACTGCAGGCATTCGTAAGACTGGTTACAAGAATGACCAGTTTGTCAAATCTGAATTTTTGGGTATGACCAATGGTGGTGAATTCTGCTACAAGGTAGAATACATTCAGGACAACGATGTTCACGTGACTAAGGTCTTTGTGAAATACGATTCTGAAAACGATACCGCTAAAGTTGACTATTAATCCAAAATCGTATATAATACATCTTTAAGTTAAAAGGATAAACAATGAAATTGCATAGTGCTGTTCAGGATCAAGCTATCGTCAGTAACGTAGGCGAGATTGGCGAGTTCCGTATTCGCAATAGTGCCAAAGCATTTAACATTTTGTCTAGCGGCTTGTATGCTAACAAAATTCGTGCTATCATCCGCGAACTATCTTGTAATGCGGTCGACAGCCACGTAGCCGCAGGTAAGGCTAACACACCTTTCGATGTTCATTTGCCTAATGCGCTTGAACCTCACTTTTCAATTCGTGACTATGGTACAGGACTCAACCATGAACAAGTTACTAACATTTATACGACCTACTTTGAGAGTACTAAAACAAACTCCAATGAATTTATTGGTGCTCTTGGTTTGGGCAGTAAGTCTCCCTTTAGTTACACTGATAACTTTACGGTTACCGCGATTCAAGGTAACAAGAAAGGCATCTACACAGCCTTTATCAACGAACAAGGTGTCCCCTCCATCGCATTAATGATGGAAGAAGAAACCACCGAGCCAAATGGTGTCGAGGTTCGCTTTGCAGTCAATGAACGTTATGACTTTGAAAAGTTCCGTAGCGAGGCACGTGCTGTTTACAAATGGTTTAAGTTGCAACCAGTAGTGTCCGGTGCCGATAACTTTGCAGTTCCTGACATTGGCTACGAATCTAAGGATATCATTCCTGGTGTTCATAGTTTGACTGATGGTCGTAGTAGTTACGCTGTAATGGGTAACATTGCATACCCAATCGACATTCCTCAAGCTGACCAGTCTCTCGGTTCATTGCGTTCATTGCTTGGTTGTGGTCTTGTTATCGAATTCGATATCGGTGAACTTGACTTTCAAGCAAGCCGTGAAGGTCTAAGTTATATCCCACAAACTATTGCAAGCATTAAAGCTAAGTTGGAAAAAATCAACGTGGCTTTGGCACAAGTCCTTAGTAAGGAAGCTGACGTTATCAAAAACAATTGGGAAAAGGCACTGTTCTTGCACAACAAGGCAGACAAGCCTCTTTGGTACAATGCTGTTATGAAGTATGTAGCCGATACCAAGTTTGAGTATATTAAGCAAACTAACTCTTGGGGCCGTTTGCATACGTTTGGTTTGGATGAACAAAAACTTAAGGACAAGTATAACATTTTGGTTCGTGGTTTCAGTAAGAGCCGCAACTATACTGCCTGCTCTAACTTGAAGGTGCATCGTGGTTACAACAACGTCAATGGTACTCAGGTTTCGACAGCCGAATGGCGATTCCAAATTGCTACTGAAACTCGTTTTGTTGTGAACGATACTAAGGTTGGTTGTTTGGAACGTGCTAAGTATCATATCAAAGAATCTTCATACTTGAAGGACAATTCTTTGAATAATGTTCACATGTATGTGATTGAGGCATACGATAAGACTAAGCCTGTTAAGGTTGATGCGTTTAAGAAACTGTTGGCTAACCCTCCTGAAAGTTATTTCATGTTGGCTAGTAGTTTGCTTGAAAAGGATCGTGCTAAGTCAATGGGTAAGAACGTTACTATCATGCGTTTGGAAGAACGCGGTGGCTCAGGCTATCGCGGTCGTGATAACGAATTGGTATGGCGTGATGCTGGCAAGGCTGATAAGTTTGACGATAGTGACACTTACTATTATATTCCACTGAGTGGCTTTGTAGCATTGAATCGTTGTAGTGATGTTAAATCATTGGGTAAGTATTTGCAACGGTCAGGTGTCTACACAGGTGAAATCTATGGCGTTCGTAAAACCGACATTGAATTCATTAAGACCCAAAAGAATTGGGTTGAGTTAGACAAGTTCATTATTGAAAAACTTGCTAAAATGGATAAAGAAAATGTTATGGGTTTGGTCAAACAATCCCTTGACATTAACGATTTTGTCAAGTATAATAGTGCATTGATTAACAATAATAGCCCTTTCGTTAAGCTGGTTAATCAGTTTAAGGACATTAAAGCTATTGATAGTCATGTCCAAAATGCGACTCAATGGTTGTGCCGTCAGTATGATGTGAAAACTTCTACTAGCCCACAAGCATTGATTGATAAGTATACAATCGAGGTAAACGATGTGAAGAATCGCTACCCATTGTTGAAGTCTCTGAATTACACCGTTGATAAAAACGCAGTAGCAGAGTATGTTAATTTGATTGACCAAGTAAAAGGAATCTAAAATGAGTTATCCGTTCATTATTCAAGGTAACAATGTTACCGTAGTTATCGGCAACAAGCCACACACAATTTCCAAGACACATATTACCTATAATAAGGTTGTTGATGCTATCAAGGCAGGTGATTGGGAAACTGTGAAGAATACAATCGAACCTAAGAAGGTCGTTTTGGATTACGGTCAAGGTCGAGTGTCCATCAAGGGTGAAACACTCTATTGGGACGGTGAAGTGTTCAACGGCACATTGGCAGTTCGCATGATTAACATGTTGACCGAGGGTTTCAGTATTGAGCCTCTTGTCAAGTTCATGGAAAACTTGCTTGAAAACCCAAGCAAGCGTTCTGTGGATGAGTTGTATGGCTTCTTGGAAAAGAACAACTTGCCAATCACTCCTGACGGTCACTTCCTCGCATACAAGCGTGTGCGTGATGACTACAAAGATTGTCACACTGGTACAATGGATAACAGTCCAGGTAAGGTTGTTAGCATGCCTCGTTACAAAGTTGACGATGACAAAGACAAGACCTGTTCAACTGGTTTGCACTTCTGTAGTGAAGGCTACTTGAAGCATTTCGGTGGTGCTCGTACTGTGATTGTTAAAATCAATCCTCGTGATGTTGTAAGTATTCCTAGCGATTACGACAACACTAAGGGTCGTGCATGTCAGTATGAAGTGGTTGGTGAAGTCGGTGTTAACCCTGAGGACAAAGTTGAGTTTACTCAACCAGTTCAAAGTAACGCTAACAAC